CATTCGCAGGAGACAATAATTTATGGGTTGAAACATACTGTACTCAGTATCCTGAGTATTGTGAAACACCTGAAGAAGAATGAAATCAGGGTTAAAAAGATTTCAAGAAATATTTTTATATTCTGATTCAGAACCAAATGAAGTTTTAATTGGTGTATTGCACGCAGTTATACTTCCGTTTGCTATGTTTGAGATGGGAGAGCCATCTCTAGTTCTTCAAATATTTGCTTCTATTGTAGGTTGGTTTCAGTTATATGCAGTTCTTTATAACGGTAGTTTAAAGATTAGAAAGATAGCTGTTCAATTTGCAACACTAATTGCGTTAGGTACTTGTATAAATTATTTTATGGAAGGTATGTTGCACGGAAGTCACTTTGGTTGGGTTCTTATATTGGTGTTTGCTGTTTGGAATTTAATACGAGTAACAAGAGAGGAGTATGGAAAAGCTAATTAAAAAATTAAGAAATATATGGTTAAGGAGTGATAGTCAGCCAACTGAGATTACACTAGCATTAGCAAATTTAACTATGACTCATATCTGTGTTGGATTTGAATTGGGCGAATTATATATCTTCAGAATTATTATCTTTGTAGCAGGATTATACCAATTATTTTGTGTATCTAAAGAGGACATAGATTGCAGAGTAAAAGCATCAGTTGTAACCTTTAGTGTTTTTGCAATTACAACCATTATGTATATGGTTCATATTGGATTCCCTACCCCAACTCATTATGGTTGGTTTGTTTTGACTTTTGCTTCGTTTGGAAGTATGAGAAGATTAATAACAGAGAAGATACATAGATTGAAGAAAAATGGATAATATTACGCAGATAATTATAACCGTGGTAACTGTAGCAGGTTCTGCCGGAATATGGAAGTTTTTAGAAGCTAGATTGAAAGCAAAAGCAGATGACAAAAAAATTAACTTAGAAAATAATGACGGTGTGCAGTATAGAGATGATTTAAAAAACAGAGTAAGAAACTTAGAGGCATTGCTTGCCACGTCAAGTGAAGAAAAAGATGACCTTAGAGATAAGGTATTGAAGTTAACAGAAGAAGTGTCTGCACTTAGAACTAAGGTTGAGTTCTTAGAAAGAGAAAACGATAGGCTTAAAAATAAATGAATTTATTGAAAGAATTATTTACAGACGAGAAAGGTACAATATCGTCAAAAAGAGTAGCAGGTATGATTTGTGTATTAGCTTTAGTTATTGCACTTATAGCAAACACATTTTCCCACGAAACAATTAAGCCATCTGATACGTTAGTAAACGCAGTCGCACTATTTGCATTTGGTGCATTCGGACTTACATCGTTAGATAAATTTACTAAAAAATGAGAGACATAAATAGAATCATTGTGCATTGCACAGCTACCCCTGAAGGTAGAGATGTAACAGTAGGAGAGGTAAGAACTTGGCATCTAGCTAGAAACTTCTCAGACATAGGATACCATTATTTAATAACCTTGAACGGAACGGTTGAAGTAGGTAGACCCGAATCAAAGGTAGGTGCTCACGTTAGGGGACACAATAAAGATAGCATCGGAATCGCATACGCAGGAGGAATGGATAAGGCTTATAAGAATCCTAAAGATACAAGAACTCCTGAACAGAAAGAAGCCCTTATATGGCTTATAGATGAATTAAAGAGTAGATATCCGGGCAGCACCGTTCACGGTCACAATGAGTATTCCTCAAAGGCTTGCCCTTCTTTTGATGTATCTAAAGAAGGATACTAAGAGCAGCAAAGATTATAGCTGATATGGCAACCTTTCTAGTTCTCTTAATTTTATTATCTTTCTTTTTGTTTTCAGACAATAAATAGATATTACTATCTCCAACGTCTTTTAAGACCTTCTCACAGGACTTTAAGTTATTTTCTGTAATACTTACTAATTGAAGTAATTTAGCTTCTTTAGAAGAGCTTATAATCGCTTGTTCCATTAAGCTATCTTTTTGGATAAGCTCAACGTATATATTGTCCATCTGCTCAAGAGTGATGGCAACTAATGTGTCTCCGTTATTATCTGTTAATACGACTTGCGAATAACTCGATACGTTCAGAAGAAGGAAGTATATGATAATTGCTAACTTTTGTTTCATAATATAATTTGATTGTGTCTCTTTTTGAATCTAAGCTATCAATGCTCATATATACTGTATCGGTAGATATTTTTTCAGGTGTCGAGTAAATAGTAGATGATACTTCTCTTTCTGTAAAAAATAAATTCAATATTATAATTGTAGATATAATTGAGTATAGTGCTATAAAAATTATTAGGTGTGGGCTCTTCATACTGCAAAGATAAAAAAGTTTTATATTTGTAGAAAATATAATCAAATGGATAAATTAACTAAAGAAGAGCTAGAGCTATTGCAAGGATTGGTAACAGAGTATAACAATGTTAAAATCAGAATAGCCGATACAGAAATAGCTAAAGAGTCTTTATTAAAAGAGATTGAAGCAATGAAGGCTTCTTACATTAAAGAAGAAAAAAAATTATTAGAAAAATACGGAGATGATGCTGTCATCAATGTACAAACAGGAGAAGTAAAAAATGGCGATAATTAGTACATACCCCATAGATGCATCAGTTAATTTAACAGATAAGTTAATAGGAACTGACGTAGAAGATTCAAGCAAAACAAAAAACTATACTATATCAAGTATATTAGCATTAAAACAGATTGGTCTTACTAATGTGTTGGCAGCAGTAGATACTACAAATCAAGAGCCTAGTGGATTAGATTCCCCATTACAGGTAACATTTGGTGCTGCTCAAGGAACAGCTTCTGACCCTGTTATGCTAGATGCTCTCGGGAATATTACTTTTAATCAAGGAGGTCTTTACTTATTTAATGGATATGCAAATTTTGAAAGACAAGGTTCTTCAGGTGGAGTTACTGTAACTTTATTTAGAGCATTACTTAATGGTTCTCAGTCAGGACCTACCAAGGGTGTTGAACTTTCAGGTACAGGCATTATGTTCCCTTATGAATTAACTTTACCTATACAGGTAAGTGCAGGTGATGTTCTTACTTGGGAGATTATGAGAGATAGTTCAGGTATAGATGCAGGAGGATTGTATATACATACAAATAGTGGACCTTGGTCGAATATTCCATCAGCAGACGTAAATATTTACAAGATAGGATAGTGAGCATTATCAGAAAGATATCTATTGGACCTGATTATAAATCAGGTGCTATGCATTACATAACAGGTCAATCTGTTCTGAATAATACACACACTATACATTTAATTAAATTTAATAAAGAAAAAAAATCAATAGAGATATGGATACAATCCGGGCAAGAGATATTTGTTTGGAAGGAGTTTAATGAAACCGTACCTATATCTATTGAATACAATATAAACTTTTAATGAAATCACCGTTTTACTTTATAGTAAAGCCATTAAAAGGAAGACGATACGACAACACAAAAGAGATAGCAGGGCTAGAACTTGTCGTTAGCACATCGGAAGAAGACCATAAGTTTTCAAATAGATATGCTGAAGTTGTTGAGCTTCCAATAGGCTATACAGGAGGAGTTAAGGTAGGAGATACCTTACTCGTACATCACAACGTATTTAAGTTTTATAATGATATGAAAGGTAGGCAGAGAAGTGGTCGTAGTTTTTTTAAAGATGACCTATTCTTTGTAGACAGCGAACAGTTCTTTATGTATAAGAACGAGAATGGTTGGAATGCATACGATAGATATTGTTTTGTAGAGCCTATTAAAAGAGAAGATTCTGTTATATATAAAAACAGTATTGAAGAGCCACTTATAGGTATAATGAGATACCCTAACGAGTATCTTACGTCTATGGGGCTAAAGCCCGGGGATAGGGTAAGTTTTACTCCTGAGAGTGAGTATGAGTTTACGGTTGATGATGAAAAACTTTACAGGGTGTATGACCATCAAATAACAATGAGTTTATGAACGTAAAGGAGACAAAGAAAAAAATTATAGAAGCAGGTCACAGGGCTGTTGAGCAATTAATAAAGGTTGCTAAAGAAGATATAATAAAGCACGACCCGGAAGATGACTTGGCTGCTGATAAATTAAAGAACGCAGCAGCCACAAAGAAGTTAGCAATATTTGATGCGTTTGAAATATTAAATAGAATAGAGCTTGAAAGGGAGGCTTTAGAGTCTGCTGAGAAAGGTAAAAGTAAAATAGATACAAAACAAGGATTTGCAGAACGAAGGTCAAAATAACTTATACGTCACATTAGAAGATTACGTTCCAAGTAATGTCTTGAAAAATAAGAACAAGGCAAAAACGTGGAAGTATGGCTATGACGAAAAGTATGATATGGTTATCATATCTAAGACCGGTGAGATAGGTGAGATAGTATCCGTACAGGGATTGCCTATAGCATTGCCACTAGCACCAAAAAAAGTATACAAAAGAAGTGGTAAAAAAGAAGAGCAGTTTTGGGAGAGAGAAGAATTACCAAAAGACTTACAAAAGATTCAATCTATATTTCAATGGAACGATAAGCCATCTGAGTTCAAAGACAGGTGGGTAGATTATATTGAATCTGAATTTGATTCACGAGAGTATGGTCATTGGTTTATGAACAATGGCGTACCTACATACATAACAGGTGCACATTATATGTATCTGCAATGGACATCTATTGATGTTGGGTATCCGGACTATCGTGAAGCAAATCGTATACTGTATATATTTTGGGAGGCTTGTAAGGCTGACAAAAGAAGTTTTGGTATGACATACCTTAAGATTAGACGTTCAGGTTTTTCATTTATGTCATCATCTGAATGTGTAAATACGGGAACACTTGCAAAAGATGCTAGAGTCGGTATACTATCTAAAACAGGTTCTGATGCTAAGAAGATGTTTACTGATAAGGTTGTACCTATAAATAGTAGACTACCATTTTTCTTCAAACCTATTATGGATGGTATGGATAAACCGAAAACGGAGCTTGCGTTTCGTATACCTGCTGCAAAGATTACAAAGAAGAATATGTACGACACAAATGACGATGAGTTGTTTGGGTTGGATACTACAATAGATTGGAAGAACACGGATGATAACAGCTATGATGGTGAAAAGTTATTATTACTAGTACACGATGAAAGTGGTAAGTGGATAAAGCCAAATAATATTTTAAACAATTGGCGAGTAACTAAAACCTGTTTACGATTAGGTAGTAAGATTATAGGTAAGTGTATGATGGGTTCTACATCCAACGCACTTAACAAGGGTGGTGATAATTTTAAGAAGTTATATAACGACTCTAATGTACTAAACCGTAACTCAAACGGTCAGACTAAAAGTGGTATGTATTCTTTATTTATTCCTATGGAATGGAATATGGAAGGATTTATAGATAGATTTGGGATGCCTGTATTTAGGAAACCTATTAAGTCTGTATTAGGAGTAGATAATGAAATGATATCTCAGGGTGCTGTAGACTATTGGGAGAATGAAGTATCGTCATTAAAAAACGATGCAGATGCACTTAATGAATTTTATCGTCAGTTCCCACGAACAGAATCACACGCATTTAGGGATGAAAGCAAGCAGTCTATATTCAACTTAACTAAGATATATCAGCAGATAGATTATAACGATGCATTAATAAAAGAGCATCATATAACACGAGGTAGATTTCATTGGAAGAATGGTGTTAAGGATAGTGAGGTTGTATTTAGTCCTGATAAGCGTGGTAGGTTCAATGTAAGTTGGACACCTAATAAGAACTTGCAGAATAGGGTGATTGACAGGAATGGAACTAAGTATCCCGGTAATGACCACATAGGTGCATTTGGTTGTGACTCGTATGATATTTCAGGTACTGTAGGTGGAGGAGGCTCTAATGGTGCATTGCACGGAGTAACTGCTTTTAATATGGATGAAGCACCAAGTAATGAGTTTTTCTTAGAATATGTAGCTAGACCACAAACAGCAGAGATATTTTTTGAAGAGGTGTTAATGGCTTGCGTTTTTTATGGTATGCCAATACTTATAGAGAACAACAAACCACGACTCCTGTATCATTTTAAAAATAGAGGATATAGAGGATTCTGTATGAATAGACCTGATAAGTCATACAATAAGTTATCAAAAACAGAAAAAGAACTTGGAGGTATACCTAATAGTAGCGAGGATGTTAAGCAAGCACACGCAGCAGCTATTGAGTCATATATAGAGAAGTATGTAGGGTTTGATGTGGAAGGTACATATAGGGACTCGGAAGACATAGGCTCTATGCCATTTACTAGAACACTTGAGGATTGGGCTAAGTTTGATATAACAAATAGAACTAAGTTTGATGCTTCGATAAGTTCAGGGCTAGCTATAATGGCTACCCAAAAGCATTTATATGTAGCAGAGAAAAAACAATCAAAAATAAAGATTAACTTTGCAAAGTATAGCAATAAAGGAAATATTAGCGAAATTATTAGATGAACGATGTTAAAATAAACATATCATCTACAGGATTCCCTAGTCAATTTGTATCAGATGCTGAGAAAGCTACTGATGAATTTGGTTTACAGATTGGGCAAGCAATTCAATATGAATGGTTCAAGAAGGATGGGAGACAATGTAGATTTTATAGCCAATGGGGAGATTTTCACAGATTAAGACTATATGCAAGAGGAGAGCAATCTGTAGGAAAATATAAAAATGAGTTAGCCGTAGATGGTGACTTATCATACTTAAACCTAGATTGGACACCTGTGCCTATACTACCTAAGTTTGTTGACATTGTTGTCAATGGAATGTCTGATAGATTATTCAAAGTAAAGGCATATTCTCAAGATGCTTTATCTCAATCTAAAAGAAGTAAGTTTCAAGAAATGATTGAAGGGCAAATGATTGCAAAACCATTCCTTCAAAAAATACAAGATAATACAGGAGTAAATCCATTTACTGTAGATTCGGAAGAATTACCTGAGACAGATGAAGAACTAGCATTATATATGCAGCTTAAATATAAGCCTGCAATTGAGATAGCAGAAGAGACTGCTATTGATACAATGTTTGATGAAAACCACTACCAAGATATTCGTAAAAGAATTGACTATGACTTAACTGTATTAGGTATGGGTGTAGCTAAAACAGAGTTTTTACCGGGGTCAGGCGTAAAGGTTGAATATGTAGACCCTGCCAATGTTGTTTATAGTTACACCGAAGACCCTAACTTTAAAGATTGTTTTTATTGGGGTGAGATTAAAACAGTACCAATTATTGAGCTAAAGAAAATAGACCCTACCTTAACTAATTCAGATTTAGAAGAAATATCTAAGTATGGTCAGTCTTGGTATGATTACTATAATGTAGCTCAATATTATGATAACGATATATTTTATAGAGACACGACTACTTTAATGT